TCCACCTGGGGGTCGAGACTGGGAAGGTCTGCATTATGTCGTGGTCAAGGAGCTTATACTTCTCTATCAGATTCAATGAATGCTGGTCAAAGTCGTAGAGGTCGCGTATGTCCCTGGCGTTGTAGACGACAGACACCTCCGATGCATCCAGGTCCATAGAATTGGCAAAATCCTGTTTCTGGTAATTGTCCAAAAACACATACTTAGAATTCGGGGCCGCCTCGTATCGCAGTGTCGACGGATATTTTATACGCGGAGAGGGTGCTGACGCTCCAGAGTGGAACCAGTGAATCCATCGCTTGTCTGGCCACTCCTTGATTAGGTTCTTGATTGCCTGGTTGTGTGGTAAGTACCAGGAGAGAAGCATGAGGTCGTGGGTAATGATTACATCGTAGCCCTGCAGATTCTCCCTGTAGGTGTCCTCCAGGGATTTCACGCATTCTTGGAAATCGTGCAGCGGGTCTTCGTCTATCTGGTAATCATACAGGTGGCCGCCTTCGTCAAGGCACAAGAGAGCGTGGTCGGATAGGAGTGAGTAGAACTCGATATCTTTTTCTTCTTCCGGAGGAACGAAGCTCTTACAGCAGAGAAGGTCGAACTCATACCCATTCCTTTCAAGCATCTCAGCCTGACTCTTTATTACGGTAATCAGACTGTAGGCGGCACTGAAATCACACAGGGCCGTCAATATTCCTATCTTCATTCTCTTTGGCTTCCAATTCTCTATCTTTCTGTATTTGTGCGTCCATTCTGGACAACGCATCCCCAAGGAAGGACTGGAGGCCGCGCATCATCGCTAAGGGGTCGCCACCCTCTTTCATCGAGTTCGTCATGCCACTAAGAAGGTCGGCTGGAACATTTAAGCCGTGCTGTCGTGCCAAATCTTCAACAGACATCCCCAACGCAGAGGTGTCGTTGTTATCTCCCCCTTGAAATGGTGCTGAATCACCCCCCTCCACCACGACATCTTCTTCTCTACGGTCTTCAGGTTTTTCGTCTGCCATAACAGTTCTCCTCCGAATGAAACGATAAAACACTTCCTGGTCAACCGGGCAGCCTCCTGAACCGCAAGAAGGGCCTCCTTCTTAGTTCTAACCGCCTCCAGGAAATCCAATGCGATAACACAATCAAAAGACGCATCCTCAAAATTGACAAGGTCGTATGCGTCGTAGGGAAATACCCTGAAATTCTTCAGTTCCCTTTTCAGAATCCAGGGACACACCTCCGTTGCCACATAGGTGTGTTTGTGCAACTTCAGAGCCTTGACTAGGTTGGCTCGGCCACAGCCTATTTCCAAGATATCCTTAAAACCAAGAGAGGCGAACTCCTTGGAGCCAAGCCACTTCTTTAGTAGAAGCTCGGCATAGCTTGGTGTCTTTCCGTAGCCACCCTTGTAAAGGGATGAATAAAACTTGGTGTAGTCCTCGTGGCTGTCAACGGGGACCTCCTTAAATTCTTTGCTCAATGTCTATAGGTCCCCAGCCAGGATTCTTATGACACCCGTTTTGGCAGGTTCTCTTCGACTGGCTAAATTCCTTGTTGGCCGCGAAGAAATTCTTGGCTGTGTTGAGGTTGACTACCGGGCTGTGCTCAAGGACCCACGCCTTACAGCGAGGACACATGAGACGGCGAGAGACGGTGACCGCGACCTTCGCTTGCTCTGAGCCATATCCCCCCTTAATAATAGGTGTGGATTGATACCTCCGTTTAGCCATCCTTGCCCTTCCTGTATCGGGTCAGATAGACAGGGGTTTGTTCCCCCATGTACGCCCCGATTATATTGAAACTAAACCACTCCATTGCATCCTCTGTCGTCATGCCGCTCTTCTTTAGCTGGCGGATGACCTTAGCTTTGTCGTAACAAACTTTTGGTGGCCCCCCGAAAGATTCCATGACACCAACAATGCAGTCTTCAAAGTCTTCTGGGGTCTCTCCAAGAAACAGGAGCTTCCCTTCTTCTTCGTCATAGACATCCCAATCCTCACTTATCCTCTCCGGTAGGCTCATGGTCGTTCCTCTCTTCCGTGTATGTGTGTTCCATTTCTGTTCCTTCCGCTTCACTATCCACCAACGCCACTTCTTCTTCTTCTCCTCCTTCTCCTCCTTCTTCTTCTTCTTCTTCTTCTCTGAGTCGTTGGGCCTCTTCGGCCTCTTCGGTTTTTTTGGTTTTTTTGGCGGCTCGTGCCAATTTGGCTGCTCCGGCTCGTTGTTCTTTTCTGGCTCTTTCTTTGAATTCATCTGTAGTTATATGCTCGACACCATCGACTTTTGACCACGGAGAATTAACGATGTAGACATTAATTTTAATGCCTGAATTGAGGACTTCTTTTATTCGCTCAGTTAGCTCTCGTAGCCCCTTTGTAAAATAATACCTCTTTCCCGCCCGCCCGTATATCCTCTCATGCCCGATAAGCCGGTTCTCGGTCAATTTCGGCGGCCTAATGTAATCAAGGAAATAGTAATTGTCTTCTTCCCTAAAACAATCGAGTCCAAAAATATAGATATTCTTGAAACCCAACATCGCGGCAATCGCAATAGACCAAAGGCCACCCTGCGGCTTATGCTTGGACGACATGGTGTACACATCCCCATCCAGGGAGGCCCCTGACAACGCTTCCGGTATAATCATTTTTGTCGTGTTGGGGTCGTAATGGGGGGAGCAGATGCCTATATGCGACATCTCCGTGAACACCCAGTAATGACTGAGGGGGTGTTTTGTAAGCGCAAGATTCGTTGACATTGTGGCCATCCCCTTGGGGATGGTGTCTACATCGAAGTCCCTAAGCGTCGGCCCCGGACAAAGAAGCATCAAGCTCTCCCCCCGGTGGTTCTTCCCCAAGCAGCTTACATCTTGCATTCTCTATCGCCTCTTCAACCGGCACCTTGGTTCCAACGAAATCAAACACAGAGTGTTCGCTCAGGTTGTAAACTCCTCGACCTGGCCATCCCGGTTCGGATGGATAAAGTGGAAGCATGCATGCCGTGTAAATCAATTCCAGGTGGTAGGCCATATTGGATAGCCGCCTGACCACCATCCTCTCATGTCCATCATCACGCCCAACACCCATAGCAGGTCTACTCTGTTGGTCCCCCTTCTCGTGGGGCCTCCCGTCGTAATAATGAACCTTTCCTTTCTCCTTGTTGTGCTTGTCGGGTCCTTCGAGGCAGTAGCCATCGACACCCATTAGAAATACGCGCTCGGCACCCATATTTCTGGCAAGAAGCATACCAGCATTGGCCACCGTCCTGCCAGTAAATAAACAATCGGGGCCAGTTCCCTCCTTGCGGATAAGCCTCAACCCACGGATGCGGAAACCAATGAAATCGCTGTGTTTTTTAGCCCCTTGGTGGCTCTTCCGGAGGTTGATACACGGCTGGTCCTGGGCAATTATTTTTGTTTTTTGGGGATACTCGAAAGGTTTTTTGTATCTGTGCCAGATACAAGTATCCGAAAAAAGATGGTAACTCGGCTCGAAGCCCGGAGCTTTTACCGCATCATTCAGGGCAATGGTGGTGAAGTCGTTGAGGCTGGAAAAGTCGAACCCCATGAGGCTGGGCCCGGTGCCAACGACGAAAATATCCTCCCCCTTGTGAGCGTCAGAAAGCTCTTTTATGCCTTTGAGCGGAGGACCATATTTCAGCTTGTTGAACTTACTCTTTAACACAGTCTCTTCCTCTCTCTTGACAATCTTTCCTCCTTCTCTCCACATAAGATAAAGCCCCCCCAACGGGGGGGCCACCTGTCACCTGGGTCACTTTTTTCTGTGAGTAACTTTTCGGCCCGTTTTCTTGGCGTACTTCTTGGCGGCTTTTTTCCCTTTTGCACTATAACCGAAGTGCTTCTTCCCTACTTTTGGCATGTCGTTCTCCTTGTAAAAAAAAGTTCCGGCCAGGGAAAGGATACCTGGCCGGAACAGAATGAAGCGAAGTCTTATGACCTGGCAACCTTGACAGCACAAGCAGCGTCAAGCAACTGGACACCGTAGAGGATGTCGAAGCTGACGATTGTTCCCTTGTGGGCGGCACTGTAGGTAGTGACGACACGAAGAGAAACTCCGTCCAAGGACTGCGTCGCAGCCAAGGCTCCCAGTCCACCGCGAGGGGCGGGAAGGGGGCGCGTGACGAGCGCGAGGGCGCGTTTAGTAAACGCCAGCGATTCGTCCGTAGCGGGAGTACCGTCAGGAAGGTTCTGAGTTGTATATACATCAAAACCGAACTTACGACCAAGAGTCGCGTTCACAAGGGCTTCCCTGGAACCAGACTCATTCACCTTCACGAAAAGGTCCCTCTTCAGGAGGTCCGCTTCGTGTGTCGGGTGGAGAACCAGTCGCCTGGAATCCATGGGACAAAGCTGGTCGTTGAGTACCTTCCTGGCATCAACGATATCCTGCTCATCCAAGGTTCCACTTGACGCGCCAGTTGTCTCCGAAGAAGCAACCGTTGCAGCCTGGTAGTCAGTACCAGTCTTGAACTCCGTGATGATGTCTGTGTCAACCAACCTAGCCAAAGGAACAACGGCAGGCTGAACGAAGTCAGCCATGATGTCCTTGAAGCTAATCGCCCTGGTATGGTCCTCAATCAGGAAGCTCGTATACTTGAGCTTATTGAGAACGATATCGAGCGTGTAGGAATTCAGCAGTTCGACATTAGCCGAAACTGAACTCGTACCGATAGGCCAGTTGGGCCAGCCAGCAGCACCAGAAGTACCACTGGGAGGATTCTGTTCCTCGATATAGGGGTTGCCACCACTGGAAGGACTCCAGTCCTGGACTGTAAGTTCGACGGGACGACGAGTATGTACGGTATCTCCGTACTGAGCCAGGTCGTCCTCGAAGTCGCGATGTATAAGACGGGCCATCACAAGGTTCTCGCGAAGAAACGCGATTCCTTCTGTGGCCCAAATCTCCGGAGTATATGCCGGAGATAGGGGATTAGTACTAGCTGCCATAATTAATTAGTCCTGTTTTAAAAAGCTTAGAAACCCTTCACCAGCCCCTTCTCAAGGGCTGACCGGATTTTCTCTCTATTCTCTTGATAAAATTCGGGGTCCGAAATCTGTTCTCTGGTGAAGACATAAGCTGAAGAACCTTCTCCGTCGTCCCCCCCCGAAGGGGAACCAGGTCGAGTGTTGCCTTGGAACAACTCAGGTATCATTGACTCCTTGGCCACGCGGTCAATGTAGTCCTTGATACCAAGCTCCTCGGTTCCGTACTCGCCCTCAACGGTTGCGAAGACTCTTCTATCATCTTCATCCATTGATAACTCAGGACCAATTACTCGATATGCGATATCTGTCTTTGTGCAACCTGCCCGTGTAAGCGCATCTTTGACAGTCGTTTCGAATCGGTAATCACGCTCTTTTGTTTGTGCGTCTTCTAAATTAGCGCGAAGCTTAGAAACCGCATCGTCAAGCTCCGCATTTTTCTTGCGGAGGTCTATAAGCTCTGGCAGGTCCAGTGCAGGAGCCTCTTCACCATCTTCAGAGTCGGGGACACGACCCTGCACGGAAGATGCGAGTGCCTCTTGCTGTTCAACCAGCTTTTGTATATCTTCCCGAACTGAACCGACATTCTTTTGAATGTCTTCCTTTAACCATCGCTTAAGAGCGTCTTGTGAGCCCTGTAATACTTCGGGAGTGATGTTTGGACGAGACTTATCCAAGTCGCTGTTCGACTCTTGCGAGTTCTCGTTCACTTCCTCACCGCCCTTCGGATTCACCTCTAACTCTGAATCTACCTGAGTGTTAGTTTCGTCAGGCATTACGCCCTCCTTATAGAAACCCCGTGTATTAAAGAAAATAACATACGAAAAAAAGTCTAACTACGAAAAACTAAAAAACCAACCCCGAACCACCCCCATCAGCCACTAATGGAGGGACCATTAACAAAGAAGAAAGGAGGAAACTTGTTCTCTCATAAGGCATAAGGCCCTCCCCTCCGAAGTTTACTGTATCCACACCCGCCTTCTTGCAGGCGGATGCGAATGTGGCAAATCTGTCACGAAGATATCTCTTACTAAATCTTAACGGGTCGGCTGTTCCACTCCCATAGAAAGTATTCGCCTCGCCATTTGGGTAACTCATGCTGCAGCCGATAAATCCAATCAAAGATGGGTCTGTGCTTCCAAGAATCCAGTAAGCGGCATTGAAGAACATAGTGCTCCCTATCCCCACTCCCTGGCCACCATATTTTTCGCGTTGAGCCTCGCTGTCATAATCCCTGAAAGAAATATTGCGCCTCGTCGGGCCATAGAACCCCGCCGGAGGCCGATTGCCGTCGGCAGGAATCCAATCCCCCGACCGTATATGGTATTCAAGAAAATCAGGAACAATACTCCAGGCGTTATTTATCGCGCAAACAACCCACTCGGATAAGTCCCAATCCCTGGCCGCGATGGCTCCCTTTCCGCTGCCAATAAGGAGAACTTTATTTCCGCGTTGTGGGTTTTCTTCCCGGTAAATTCGAGCCTTCTCTTTGTCTGTCAATCTGCTGCTTCGTTACTCCCATTGACCGCGACTCTTTCTCTGCTGGAGTCTGGCCCGTCTTCTTCTTGGCCACGACCGACTTCTTGGCTTTTCGCGGTGCTTGTGGCTGGCCTGGGGCCGCTGGCTGCGCGGCTGCTGGAGCACCTGGGGCCTCCGGAGCACCTGGAGCACCGCCCTGCTCTTCACCGCCCATCATGGCTTGCTGCATCTGCATTTGCTGCTGCGCCATCTGCAACTGATGCTGCTCCTTAGCCATCTCATGCTGCTCTTTTTGCATCTCGTGCTGTTCCACCTGCTCCCTGGCCTGCTCCTGAACAATCGGTCTCTGGTCTTTCTGTTGTTCCAGTTCGGCCTGTTTGGTTCCAAGCTCCACTTCGCCAGCGTCTCCAGCAGTCGGCATACTAGTCGTCCCTTCCTGCTCAACCATCTCGGAGTCACCGATGAGAGGATTGGCTTCTATCTCGTCTATGATTCCTTCGAGCCTCTTGGTAGTTACATCTCCTACCAAGCTGGCCGCGACCCGGCCCTGTAGAGTCTTGGCCAATGTCTCAGAGTTAATCTGGGCCCCTACTCCCTGTGTCTGCATCAGCAGGCTCTCGGTGGAAGCGATGTCGAATTCCTCCGGATATTGAATCTCTCCCTCGAACAAGGTGCTGTCCGGGTCAGCGTCGGCAGTTATGAAGCGAAGAGCCATATCAAATACACGACGCTCAACCTTCTCCATGGTATCAGCTATCTGCGATAGCATTCTCGCCTCGCTCGTTCCGTAGCTCCACGCCCGGCTTGTTCCGGACCCCTGCATCTGACTTGACCCGGCATCCGCCACACCCATCGGGTCTATGTTCGCCTGACGATAAATCATAGCCCGCTTTTCCTCGATGACAGACTGGAGCGCGTCAAAAGCTGGAGTCGGGGCTGGGACATATCCAATTTCCTCGTCTCCCTGGGGGTCAAGCTTGATGAAACTCTGGCTTCCGATTCCAACTGCCGCCAGGTCCTCGTTCACCTTCGCGAAGAATATCGGATGCGCGTGGACATGAGTGTCATAAGCAAGGTCACTCTCCGCCTGGAATTTCTGGATGTCCGCCTTCGCCGCGTAACGGATAAAACTGGACCCCACCATCGGCTTGACTGCCTTGGGGAAGTACTCCACGACCATGGGGACTACGCCCAGGTCATGCCTGGAAGACCCCTGGTCGGAGACTCGCTTCTTCCCCTTGTCGTTCTCCGTAAATTCCCACCACCGCGCAGACTGCCGGTCGTACTGAACGAAGCGTGTCTTTGTCGCGTGGGCTTCGGGGTTATACTTTGTCGGCTGATTGGATACGGTCCTGGTCTCCTTGAGACGGACCATGTTTAATTGCCCGAACTCGTCAGCCTCCCAGTCAATGACACTTAGTGGACTGTAGAGGACCACATACGGCCTGATGTTCCGCTGCTGCTCGTCAGCCCTGGTCAGGGGGATTCCTTCTCCCGTCCGGTTGATGTTGACCAGTATCCTCGTTGTTCCATAGCCAAGTAGCTGGTGGGCTATCTCCTCGATAACCTTGTTCCAGTGATGACCTCGAAAATCCGAATCCTGCATGAACTGGTCAAGAGATGCCGGGATGCCATCGCGACGCGGGTTCCTGTTGAACAACGCGCCAAGCAACTTCTGCACGGCAAGCTGACTCTCAGGGATAAACTGGCTCAGGCGAACACGAAGCCTGTACAGCCCCTTGTTCTCTGACAGGCCGCGGGGGAGATACTTCTCTTTCTCCACTTCCGTGTCACCAAGGACATCGGCGTAGGTCTCCCAGTTCTCCTTCCACTTCTTGTAATCAGGGTGTTCCTTCGACAGGAGGTCATGGAGAACCTCGACCCCGTCGCGAGTGCTCAAAATCTGACTATAAGAATCATCATTTAGAGTTACTGGCTCGTGTAAGTTATGCGGCATTGCTTAATAGTAACCCAACTGTTTTGTTTGTGTCGCCCTGTTTTCCGTCACTGTTCGTCAAAAGGAGTCCGACCCCGTGGCATTCTCCCACGCCGCGTTCCGCCGTAACCTACAACTCGTCTAACCATATTTCTCCGGTCTGGCGTTTTCCCTTGCAGCCAGTTATCGCGGAAACCCCGCACAGCAAGCCGCTGACGATTCAACGCCGTCATATTGTCAGCCATTGGGTCACCCGTCTCATTGTTGCCGTGTCCCCCAGTCCCCCTAATCATCTGGCGACTACGAGTGTATCCACCAAGGAAATCACTTATCCACTGAGTCGTTCCTCGGGCAGCCTTATCAGCGTCTATATTAGGGAAGTTGTCTGTCGCAACCTGGGCCCAGTTATTCATAGTTGGCGACCCGCGAGTGCCATGTTCGCGCAGGTGATGGCGAGTTATCATTTCAAATAACGCAGCGTCTCGACTCATCGCAGTCCACATAGCATTTGGCACATAGCGATTCGGAGGAAAACCAGCCGTAAAATTTGTCATCGTGGCCCCGCCACCCACGCTGCTGTAACCTGGAGCCTGGCCAAACTCCTCAATCCCCGATTCTTCTATCATGAGTTCATCTATCGTGTCATACAGAGCGACATCCAATCCAGCCAAAGAAGCACCATTAACAGGGATTGGATTGCTGCTGTTGGGGTTCACCCATAACTGGCCATCCTCGGACTGAGATAACGGCATCATCTGGTTGCCGTCTCTCGCCTCAACATCGTACAAATAACCAACCATCATCTCTACCTTCGCCCTCGCAGGCAGGAGGAACTCTTCTCTTCTATTTTCGTTCTGACGCAACTTAGCTGTCTGCGCCTGCGCGAATTGACGCTCAATACTTCCCGGCCCCCCACGACTCGCCCCTTCAGTCATTAGCCTATTGCTCTAACTCCCACTCGTTCTCTTCCGGAAATACATAAGGTGAACGGTAATCTATTACAACCTCTTCGTCTGGCTCAATGTCGTCGAGAGCCACTACCAACTGACAATCATCGTTCTTATATTGAACATCAGCGTTTGGAACGGAACAGTGGTTATATAAAGAACCGTAACCAAGGACCATCGCAGCCACTTTCTTTTCACCACCCCACTTAGTATAGGTCGGCTTCCACTGGAAGGTGTAATAGGAAATCGGAGGCAGGATAGAATCTTCCGGACAACGAATTATCGGACACTCCTCTATCACCTCCCCCGCCTTTATCTTCTTCGTGGCGTAGACTCCGCGACCAGCCTTGCCATACCTGTCCTCGTCGACTCTACGAACCTCAATCTTCTTCGGAACCTGGAATACCTGGGTCTTCTTATACACCATTTCAGGGTCTCCTTTGTTTGAGGTGGGCCACCTAAGTGCCGCACCTCAAGCTATATCAAAGTGTGGCTCTCGCCTAAACATTCCGTGTAGCTCGTGTGAATAGATGGCGTATCTCAGCGCATCCATGGTGTCATCGTCTATCTTTTCTGGCTCCTCCTTGTTTACCTCCTGGGTCCCCTCCTTCCAGTGATAGAAGACTATCTCCTCCTGGACCTGCTTGACAGTATCGAGGACAAAGAGCTTCGCCATCTTCTCTCTCTTGTCGACATGGACAAACTTAGCGACAACCTGGATGCCTTCCCATACGGCATTAGCTGCACCCCGAACGGGTAAACCGGCCTTTACGAAAATGTGTATGTTCTCCGGCCTGTCAGGTCCGCAATAGAAACGCTCTATCTCCCAGTGGCTCTGTAGCTCTCGCGCACGGCGGACCCAGGAGTCTTGCATCGGCGTTCTCGACTCGACAAGAATCTCGGACTCCCAGGACTCATCGAGGACCCACCACCTGCCGTCATCGTCACGGCCACACACAACTATGGCTCCAGGATGTGTATAGCCCCAGTCGACTCCAGCAACCACGAAATCAAGGATTACCTCATTCTCTCCAGTTCCGACCACGCGACGCGACGGTAGCTTGAACCTGTGCTCCTCAGTGGACTTCAGATGAATCGACTCGTCATACTCATCGTAAATCTGGCCCTCGAAGGTGTCCCAGGATGCCTCGTACATGCGCTTGAAGAACTTCTCAGGCATGGCCTTCTTCTTGGCCGTGATTTCTTCAGCCGGGAAATAGGGGTTATCAATGGTCTTCCAGGATGTGAAGAACACAATGTCCTTACCTTCGTCCTCTTTCGAGAAATCAAAGATTCTCTTCTTGGCCCAGTTAGGACCCTTCGGCGTACCTGTCAACAATATCCAACCGCGCTTATTGGAGACACGAGTTTGGCACTCGTCGTACATCATCTCCTTCATGATGGCGAACTCATCCAGCCAGGCTCCATAGAGGTCCTGGCCTTGCCAGGCTTCCGGGTTACTACCTGATATGAAATACACCCACGACTCTGTCTTCTGGCCCTGGATTCTCTGTAGCCTCTGCTGGCCGTGGAACTTGCCAAGCTTCAACTCCGGGGGTACCAGGCTCAGGAATGTCGGCAATATCACACGCTCAATCATCGCGTATGTCGGGGCTCCAATGCAGGTCGTATACGGGGCACCCAACATCTTGTCACGCTCTGTATAGCCGGGTTGCGTGATGCAATTAGATATGAACTCGGCGGACGCGCTCAGGGTCTTTCCGGACCTCGCGCCACACACGGCAGCCTTGACCCTCTGTTCCGCCATGTGGAACTTCTTCTGGGCATCGTGGGGCCAGTAATTTATTAGTACGGGGCGTGGCATTGGGGTACGGCTTCAGGGGTGACGGGGTATCGGGGTATAGAGAAAGTATACCCATATTCTCCGTGGTAGCGTATCAGGCGAGTACACCTTAATTTTCTAGATGTTACCCGCGTAGGCGGTCCACCTCAAGAGTTCGAAACCAAAACGGACCAACAGCCTGTGTGCCATCGTGAGGCCGTTCCAGGTTCAATAGAACTACTGAGCTACTACTGAGCTACTACATTGGCCATTGAATCACCATCTGCTCTCGCGTTCTGCTGTCTTCTATTCCATTCACTTTCCGGACTATTCGTCAACTGCTCTCGCGTTCTGCTGTCTTCTATTCAATTCACTTTCCCTACAAAACCATCATCTACTCTCGCGTTCTGCTGTCTTCTATTCCATTCACTTCCCGGACTAGCTGTCAAACAGCCAGTCCAGGTGCCTGTCTGCTCTCGCGTTCTGCTGTCTTCTGTCTTCTGTCTTCTGTTCTTTTTCTATTCCCAACCAACCAGTCCATCTGCCTGTCTGCTCTTGTGCTCTCCTGCTCTCTCGTTCTGCTGCCTTCTATTCCCTACAAATCTCCGTCTACTCTCTACTGTTCATTTCGCTCTCCACAAACAATCGAGAACCAAGTACAGCCAGATGGACATAGCTATCCACACCAGGACATTAGGAAAAAACAGTTCGCTCATCAGCATGTTGCCGAACCATCCAGATATGAAGACAACTACATATACCGACCAACAACCAATCAACGACCTCTTGCGTCGTCGGTTCTTAGTCATTCTTCTTTTGTCTACTTCCCTGCAAAACAATTCACCTGCTCTCTACCACAGGCCATGCCTGCTACGCCACCATCTTCCTTTTCATCCACTTCCCTGACTAGTCGCCAGCCTGTCTGCTCTGCTCTGCTTCTCTGCTATCCAACTATTCTATCTACCTGGCTGCTCTCGCGCTCTTCTGTTCGTTCATAGTTCCCAACCAACCAGTCCATCTGCCTGTCTGCTTTCGCGTTCTTCTGTCTTCTCTCTTCTCTCTTCTCTCTCATTTCGTGGGAAGTGAATAGAACTGCTCTGCTCCTCCTGTCCTCCTGTCTGTCTGCAGATCGG